ACATTTACATTCAACCCCATCAGTGAGCAGCACTGGATTAAAAAAGTATTTTTTGATGATCCAATTCAGGGCGTTTTTACACTTAAAACAACCTATTTGGATAACAGTTTTATTGATGATGATTATAAGACTGTTATGGAAAACAAGAAAAAAACCAACCCGAGATTCTATAATATATACTGTTTAGGTAATTGGGGTACGGCAGACGGTCTAATATTCAGTAATGTAAATGCCAGGATGATTAGACCCGAAGAAGTGGCGGGGCTTGAATATGTTCAGGGGCTTGATTTTGGTTTCACGAACGACCCAAGTGCTTTTAATCAGACTTATGTTTATTTGATGAATAAAAAAATATATGTGTATGATGG